TGCCGACGTAATGCAGTTCACGACGGTTGGTTCCGGAACCGGCGTCATCCTCAATCCCATGAACGCGGGCGACTCGGCCGTGATTCAGAACGACACGGCGACGAATGCGTTGCTGATCTACCCGCCCGTCGGCGGTCAGATCAATGCGCTCGGGACGAATGCCGGGTACAGCTTAGCCACGACCGCGACAGCGAATGTCTACTGCGTCAACGCGAACCAGTACATCTGCACCTCTAGCACCTAACAGGAGATAACCTCTATGTTCAACGCTCCCTATCGGTCAGACGAACGGCCGCCCTTCGTGCGTTTCGAGGAGCGTGAATACGGCGTGGATCAAGCCGAGAGCGAGAAGGCGGGGCGGCCGATCCCGAAGCTCGTGCACTTCGCGCTGATCACGTCCTTCGGGTCGAAGGACACCCTTGAGAAGGTGGCTGAGGAGTGGCTCGCGCAGATTCGCGAAAAGGCGATTCGAGGCCAGTTCAACCCGGAATGGGTGAGCCGCTTCAAGATGATGTATGACGAGTACCTGAAGGGGAACGAGCTGCCGCGCGAGGGCACGCCGGTACAGACTTGGTCGCAGCTGACGAAAGAGCAGGCGCGGCGGTTGAAGTCGATCGGCTTGACGACGGTGGAGGATCTCGCCTTGCAGCCGGACAGTGCGCTTGGCCAAATCGGGCTCGACGGCCGTTACATTCGCGATCTCGCCAAGGCGTGGATTGGCGAGGCGAAGGACAAGGGCATCATTGCGCGCGAACTCGCGGATGCGAATGTGAAGCTCGAGGCGCAGGCGGATCGTATCGGGACGCTCGAGGCGCAGATTGCGGAACTGTCCGCGATGGTCAAGGCGTCGGGCAAGTCGCGCGCTGCGTAGTCATGGGGAGGCCGATTGAGTTTATTGTCAATCTGCCAGGCAGCCGCGACGCGCATCGGTCTCCCGTTTCCCAACGCGGCGGCTAGCTCTACCGATCTCAATATCCTGCAGATCGTTGCCTATGTGAATGAGGAGGGCCAAGAGCTAGCCCTTCGCTATCCGTGGCAGCAGCTGCGGAATGAAGCGTCATTCACGACACCGGGCGTCCAGGGCTTCATCACCGCTATCAATGCGATCACCGGAGGCTCCGGATACGCAGGCGGCCTCTCCTACATCTACAACAGCGTTAACCTCACTGGCGGCTCGGGCACCGGCGCAACCGCGAGCGTCACGGTCACCAATGGCGTCGTGACCGGCGTTACGCTGACGCCTTTCTACGGCGGCGGTCAGGGTTACACTGTCGGGAATATCCTGTCAGCGTCTGCCGCACAGCTAGGCGGCACGGGCTCGGGTCTCCAAGTTCCCGTCAAGAGCATCGGTGTCGGTGGGCTGCAGCTTCAGGGCTCGCTCACGACGATTTGCAGCCCCTATTTCCAGTACGTCTATAACGAGACGATGTGGAACCGCACGCAGCGGCGGCCCATCTTCGGCCCGAAGTCGCCCGCAGAATGGCAGCAGTTGCAAGCGCAGTTCGTGCAGGGCCCGTGGTACCAGTATGTCATCCGCGGCAACAACATCCTCTTCACGCCGCCGCCTGAGCAGGGAGACCTGATTTATTTCGAGTGGCAGCAGTCGGCGTGGTGCAACTCGATCGCAGGCACGAATGGCGTCAGCAACGTTATGACGCTCGACACCGACACCGGAATCTTAGACGAGCGCCTGTTGACCCTCGGCTGTATCTGGCGGTTCCGGCAATCGAAGGGGCTCGAATTCGCGGCGGCGTATGAGAAGTATGACGATGCTTGCCAGGATGCTTATGCGCGCGATGGCGTGAAGCCAGTGTTGAGTTTGAGCGGGGCGAAGGTATCGGTTCAGCCTGGCGTGTTCGTGCCGGCCGGATCCTGGAATACCTAATGTTCGGCCTATCCTCCGCGCAACGCCAATCAAAGGCTCAGCAGCGTCAGCAAATCTCCCGCGTGCTATCGCTCCCGGCGCCGATTGGGGGATGGAACGCGCGCGATGCCTTGGCCGCAATGCCGCCATCCGATGCCGTCACGCTCATCAACTGGTGGCCATCGCCCTCGTCGGTGAATATCAGGAACGGGTTTGCCAACTGGGCGACCGGCTTCACGGCGCCGGTGCAGACGCTGATGCTGTTTGCGGGCGGCGAAATCAGGAAATTATTCGCGGCGGCCGGCACCGCGATCTATGACGCGACCGCTGAAGGTGCGATCGGCGGCGCGGTGCAGACGGGGCTGACCAATGCGCAGTGGTCCTACACCATGTTCGCGACCTCGGCGGGCGTCCAGTATCTGGTCGCCGTCAATGGCGCCGACCTCATGCGTGTCTACAGCACGGCGGGCGGCTGGCAGTCACTCAATGCGGGCTCGACGCCTGCGGTCACGGGCGTCGTCACCTCAACCTTGAGTTTCGTGCTGCTGTATCTGTCGCGCCTCTGGGCGATCGTCGAGGGCACCCTGCAGCTTTGGTATTCCCCGGTGGGCGGCTTCGGCGCCTTCTCCTTGTTCGACCTGACGCCGATATTCCGCCGCGGTGGCCAACTCGTCGCCTTGGAGCTCTGGACGGTAGACGGCGGCTACGGGATGCAGGATTACTTGGTCGCGATCACCGATCAGGGCGAAGTCGCCATTTACGGCGGCACTGATCCGTCCACACCGGGGGACTTCTCACTCGTCGGCGTCTATTACTTCTCAGCCCCCGTCGGCGACCGGCCGCTGTTCAAGTTCGGCGGCGATGTCCTCATCCTGACTACCGACGGCATCTTCCCCCTCTCGCGCGCGCTACAAAGCAGCCGCGTCGATACGAAGGCGGCGATTACCGACAAAATCCTGTACGCGTTCCAGCAGGCCGTGCAGGCATACGGTCAGAATTTCGGTTGGCAGATTCAAACTGTCCCGCTGCAAAACGCTCTTGTCGTCAATATCCCGACATCGACGAGCACCGCCGTCCAGTATGTGATGAACACGATCACGGGCGCGTGGACGCAGTTCAACGGCTGGAACATCTTCTGCATGGAGCCATGGGGCGAGAATCTGTTCGGTGGCTTCCCCACGCAAGTCGGCTGGCTATTCCAGAATTACGATGACGCCGGCACGCAGATCGTGACGACCTCCGCGCACGCCTACAATTACTTCGGCCAGCGCGGGATGCTGAAAGAGTTTTTGATGGCGCGGCCGCTCATCCAGACGACGGGGAATATTGGCCTCTCGCTTGGTATGAATGTCGATTTCAATCCTACGACACAGTTGACGACGCCGAGCTATGTGCCGTCTGGCGGCGCAACGTGGGGGAGCGGGGTTTGGGGCGTATCGACGTGGGGGGTATCGTCATCCTTCGCGACGCAGAAAAGCTGGCAATTCCTCTCCGGCATCGGCTATTCCGGATCGTTCCTCATGCAGACTGCCTCACTCGGCGTGCAGGGCCAGTTCGCCTCGGTTGATGTCCTCTACCAGCAGGGAGGGGTGCTGTGACGCTGAAGATGCGCAAGGCGAATCTGTCGGACCTCGACTGGTTCACGAAGCTCACGAGCTATTACACCACCGATAACTTCGTCGGCATCGTCGCGCTTCTCGATGACGGCGCGCGCGGCGGCATGATGGGCATGGATTTCTGGACGCCTAAATCGGTACAGCTTCACATCGCACTCAACACGATGGAGGCGCTCCCGGACCTCTGGCGTGAAACCGTCTCGTTCCTGCGCTCCAAGGGCCGAAATCTCGTCTACTGCGTCACGCCCTCGGACCACTTGCCCTCGATCGGTCTACAGCGCGCGGCGGGGTTCCGCGAGACGTACCGGCTGGTGGATGGCTGGGATCACGGCGTCGATATGGTTTTGTCGGAGCGTCGCATATGAGCAAGGGTTCAACTCCCAATTACACCGCCGCAGCCCAAGCGCAGGGGGCCGCGAATAATCAGGCGGCGGAGCTGTCAACGCAGCTCGGGCGGCCGAATGAGATCACGCCGTGGGGGAGTGAGACGTGGTCGACGGGCGGCGCGGGCGGCCCCGGCTCGACCTCGAGCGGCTCGACTCCCGCGCCCGATTACGGCACCTCAGGGGGCGCCTATGGCTTGGGGGGCGCCGCCGACCCGACGCTTGCGGCCATGAGCGGCGGCGCTGGGGGCGCGACCAATGTGGCGAATCTCACCGGCGG